GAGATCAGGATCGGCAAACGCAGTAGGGGGACCGCTGTCGAACAGGTTGAAACATCCAAGCTCTGTGACCACGACATTCTGTTTCGGTGTAGCATTATTTCGAGCGGTGGTAACGGGCTCGGTTCCAGAGAGGGTACCAAGGTCGGCCACCGAGAAATCACCCGCGAACGCGAGTACCCTTTCATCCAACATCCAAATACAGAGAGATCCAACATCGAGAAATCCCCTAGTATGAATACTCAAAAAGGTCTGGGCCATGCGGGGTAGGCCCGCAGTCCGCCGGTGAATAATCTGCGACGGGGCCCCCACGAGTGTCTTTTCCGCGAAGCCATTGACAAGCCGCCCCGCGGACTCTTGCGGGCGAAGCCCGGGGTTAGACGTGGGTGGGAACACAATACTCGGCATCAGAAGTACTCAGCATCCTGTACGTTATACGTAGGTCCCATCGCATTAACCCGCTTCAACATGGCCTCGTAGTACTGTTTAATTTGGGGGTCGAAGTTCTTGCCCCCTACGGGCGCGCAGATATTGGCCAAGAGGCCCGCGATCGAGTCGAACCACTCACTTGGGATACTCGTATCGTTGACTACGTTGGCTATGTCATCCGCGGCAAGTTGCATGAACAGGGGATCGAGCGCATTTTCCAACTTTACCGCGTAATCAGCCTCCAGCGGTTGCCCGGTCCCGACAATATTCAGTTTGTCCGCCGCCTCGCGGACAAGCTCTTGCCGTGTCTTGGTGGTCTTCATAGGGTCTCCACATCGACACTGAGCGACAACCGAGTGAAGCCCGACGTGGACTCCACGACCAACCGGACTATGTCCCCTGCGAGCACGGATTTATTCCAGCCGGTTAGAACGTTGTCTTGATACTTGATCCCGGCCACAATGGTAGGCTTCGCCGTGTCGCAGATACTGTTGCCCGCATTGGGTGGGTAGTTGGCAAAAGTCGCTTTGCGTAGGTCGAGCACCGCCGACCCTGAGGGGTCTCCAAGCATGGTAACTTGGGTGATTGTACATGACAGTGGCACCACAAAGTCCTGAAACGCGCCCGCAGTAGGCGGAGCGAAGGCCACCACTGCACTTCGCGCGCGCTGGTTAGCCGAAAGCTCGATGCCACCCCCGCCCGTGAAGGCGATGCCACCGCCCACAGTGATAACGCCCGGCGGGCCTTCATCAGGGCCATCTCGACCCGCGAGGGTATTCGGTGGCATATCCTGAAGCGCGCTCAACGGAACGTCCGCAAACGCTTTCACCTCGAAGATATACTTACCACCGGACTTGGTAATGAGCATCCCATTCCCTGCCAACACCTGGGCAGGAAAGCGAGGAAGGACCCTCGCCCTGATGCTTGGCTGCACAGATGTAAACAGGGCCATGGGAGCAAGCTCCTACTTCAAGGGGATGGGCTTGAAGCCCGTCTTGTTGGTCTGGCTCTCGCCCTCGGGCGGTGGCTCGGGAGGGACAACCGGGTCGGGAGGATTGGGCAGTGTGGCTTCGAGGGTCTTCACGTCACCGTGCTTTACAACAGGATGTTGTGCGCTCTGTTGAGAGGGCGGCTTCACAGTGACCTCCTTGGTCACGTCATAGGTGGGTTGGTCCTCTTTGGCCTCGGGCTCCCAGCCCGAAACCTCGAAGTACTGGTTCCCGTAGGCCCTCTTAAGGATCTCCGGGTTCTCGCACTCCACGGCCTCGCCCTTTTTGAACTTCATTCCCTTGAAGCCTTCGGTCTCTTCTGGGCCGTCGTCGCCGACACCTTTCCACGTAATTGTAGCCATCTTAGATTTCCTCCTATTTGACTGGTTTGTAGTATAGCACCGACACGTAAGCCAACCCCGCTGTTGCCCCGCCTGAGACCGTCACATAGAATTCGGTATCGGAGTCCAACGGTCCGCCACTATCCGCGGCTGGCATCACAATTTGGCTCCCTGCCGTTGTCGCCAGGACGGCCACAAGATTTTCACTATCGACGTCTACCGCGCCGTTGAATGCTGTAACAACTCGTGATGCAATCCCAATGAGGACTGCGCCAACAGGCAGCTTCCCTATAGAGGTCATTACCTCGGCCCCACTCGGAAGGGCTGCGACGCGGCCACAGATAAACTGGGCCATTTCGAAGCCGGTCTCCCGCGCGGAAATCTGCCTGTTGAGCGCTGTCACCATGGACCTAAGGTCCCTTAGGCTAGAGGCTTGATAAACAGCACGCCGCCGACAACATCGCCTGCGGTAGCGCCGCCACTCACGTTGAGCCACACGTCAGTATCGACGGCAAGAGGGCCGCCGGTAGTGGTTGCGGGCGCGGCGAACTGACTGCCTGCGGTGACAGTCAGAGCACCCGACAACTCATTCGCCGCCCCGGTCGAAAGACCGATACCAGCAGCGGGAGTACCTCCCGACACTGCGGTTACGACGCGGGAAACGAAGGCCACGATGATCGAGCCAGCAGGAAGCACGCCCATCTTAACTGAGCGATTAGCCACTCCCGCTGCCACGGTCGCACGTGCAGCCAGGTACTGCACCATTTCGTAGCCAGCCTCACGAGCGGGGACCTGGTTATTGAGCGAAGTTACCATTTCTGAGGTCCTCCGTTAGTCTGCAGCCGAGGCGAAGAACCCAGTAGCCACGCCCCACTGCTTGAGCGCGGTACCTTGCATCGGGTGCCTCTTGAACATCTTGGCGATGCCGTAAGCGGCTTCGACGCCGGTGCCAGTGATAAAACCGTAGTCGTCCTCTTTGCGGAACGTGGGCTTGATCATCTGACCCCAACCAATCACTGCGGCTTGCTGGCCACAGAGAAAGACTGGTTCTACCCGGGCCGTGGTCGCACCTGCGGTAAGCAGGTTTGTCCAGACGTTGGTGACGAACGAGCTGATCTCAGGCACACACCTGACGATCACGCCGTCGTACATCTGGTCCCCGTCTTGGAAGATGGGGTTCTTGAGCCCGGCCTGTTCGCGGGGTCGTGCGTCCTTGTTGATGGTCTCCAGAGACAGCTTGAGGTCCCTGAAGGTATTCGTGCCCGCGAAGCACACGAAGTGGTCGTATCCGTCCACAGTGCTGTAGGGACGGATTTTCGGGTCTGCGTTCTGCGCAATGCGCTTGAGCAGTGACAGGTTCGTAGCGGTGAACTTGTCCGCAGCCGTATCCAGCGTGCCGAGTGCGGTGACGTGGTTGGCGTTGAAGTTCAGAGTCGAATTCCCATAGAGAATTCGGTCCGAGTTCTGAGCATTCCACGCATCACGCTGCGCAGCCGACGCGAGGTCGTACTGAATGCCGTTCACCCTCACCCCGCTCGAAGACGCGGGAAGAGTCTCGGTCGGAAGTGCCATCAACGCGGCGATAAGCTCATCGCGCTGAAGCTCTTTGAACCAATCGCTAAGCAACGGCTTCGCGAGGCCAAAGATGTCCGCGGAGTCCTTTTGAGACTCTGCCTTCGTCGTGACCACTGCGTTACGTGCCCACTCAATTCGCAGGCGCATACCGTAGTTGTCGATCTTCTCTTCGTTCCCGACGAGGGTCTCAGTGGCCACGCCCTTACCGCGCAGCTTGGTAACCATCGGGATGTTCATGTCCTCGCCGCCCGCCTTCAATTCGCTGCGAGTGCGAATGATCGCGGTCAGGCCTTCGCCCATGTAGGGCGAGAACATATTCTGCCGATAAGCTTCCCGGTTGATGTCCTGAGTGTACCGGACCAGCTTATTATTATTCTCGATAGTTGTCACGGCCATAGCCGTAACTCCTCTTCATGCTCGATATGGTCGGGTCCGTTTCGGACCCAGCCGTATCGTCTCCTATCCGGGTCGTTCGAACTTGCCCGACGCGTACTCGAATAGGCTCTTATCGCTCAGGTCACCGAGCACCCCAACCCCATTACCTGTGGCAGCGGTGCTCTTAGAGAGCGACGGTGGCAATCTTACTGCGGTAGGTTGAGCGACGGCAGCTCCGCCTCGGACTTTCTCAATCAGACTGGCCGCGAACGCGGGATCGGCCAACCTGGCCGTCAACTGGCTTTCAAACCAGGCTGACGGATCGTCCCCCACAGTCTTAAGTGCCTCATGCCGACGATGCCACTTGACGACCTCGTCATAGCGATTGGGTGAGGTAACGACCTTCTCGTAGTCCGCAACATCGAGGCTCTCGTTATTCTTGGCCTCGATAAACGCCTTCTCAGCCTCTAGCACTTTGTCTTGCCCGTGCGTGGAATACGCCAGCATCCTACCCATGTGCATCAGTGTTTTGCGGGTTTCTTCCGCGAACGGCTGAAGCGTCTTCATGAGCAAGGCTTGCGCAGCCTGGTCGGGGTTCTCGAAGAAATCCGGGGGTTTCTCCTCCCGGCGGAGTGAGGCCTCGATACCAGCAAGACGTTCAGCAAGCTGTCTTGCATTGTTCTCGGCAATCCTTCGAGCTTCGGACTCCTCGCGCAGACGCCATGACGGAATATTGGCCTCTGGGTCGGGAGTCGTCACAGCCGGAGCAGGCGCTGGTGCCGG